GGGTTTAAGAGGCGGGGCAGCTATTCCACGTTTTGCTGAGGGTGGTTTTGTTTCTGGAGGTAGCCCGAACATCAACATCAAAACAGGCCCAGTCATGCAGATGTCCAATGGTCAGCAATATGTAACCGTTAATGATCTTCAGTCTGCTTTATCTAGTTTTTCTGCTTCTGTCTTTAGTAATTCAAGGACAGCCGGCGGTCGTCGTTTTCAGGGGATCAGCTAATGAGCAATAGAGCGCAAGCACAGTATCTAAGGATTTACACGGGCGGCACTGATAAGCAACTTTGGCAGTCTTATTATGTTAATTCAACTATTTCCTCAGGTGGAAAAAGTTACTCTTATTTTCCGTTTACTGCGGATGGTTTAATGAGTTCTAGCGCTAGCGGAGGTAATACAGTTTCTTTAACTTGTCCAGCTACAACAACAGCGATAGCGGCATTAACTGAAGCTTTAAATAATCAATACTTAGTCGAATTAAAAGTTTATGAATTTGATTCAAGATTATCTAATGTTGCTCCTAATTCTAATCAATCTTTGATCGTTAATTTTTTAGGAGTGATTATAAGTATTGGGGGAAGTTTTGAAACGTTAAACGTAAATATCGGTTCAAGTATTTCACCTGTGGGGGCATCATGCCCGCCGCGCAAATTTACCACTGACTTAATAGGTAATCCAATAAGACTATGAACATACAAGTATCTGATCCTCTTTCATTGTTGCCTTACCAATCAGGCTTAACAGGTGACGAATTAAAAGAAGAGGCGGCTAAAGGAAACACATCATTAGATGTAAGGCAAAGAGCTATTGAGATTGGTGAACCTGTCCCTATTGTTTTTGGTCGTCGGGTAACTGTTGGTTCTTCTGATATTGGAGGGGTATTTGTAGCACCGGGTGCTACCAGTGGAAGGTTTGTTAATGACTCAACTACAAATGCTTTAACCGTTAATTTGCAATTAATTCTTAGTCAAGGACAAATAGGAGATATAAAAGAAAATCAACTTTATCAATGGGTGTGCAGGGTTGGAACATGGAAAAGAGCCTATGGACAAAGGGCAAGCAATTGGACACCAGCAACGACAATCACTAATGTTGCGAATAAGACGACATGGGACAATATCCCATCGTATCCCGGTACTGATGCGGTATTTACTGATCTGACGGCTTTAAGCTACACAAACACTTTTGCCGATGGTGATAGGACATGGGACAGACAAGTTTATGTCTTTGTTGAAAATGGTTTAAAGGTCACAAGAATATTAGATAGTCAATTAGGCAGTAGTAATAACTTTATTGATTTAGCTATTTATTTAATCAAACAATCTAAGAGGCTTCCAGACGATTTAATAGATACAACGTCAATGACGGCGGCGGCAAACTTCTTAAATACAAATAATTTTTTATGTAATGGTGTTGTTTCACAATCGCAGAATTTAGAAGATTTTCTCACTCAAACAGGTAATCAGTTTTTACTTCGCTTATCTGAAAAAGATGGGAAAAAATGCTTTAAGCCTCGGTTGCCTGTTAATGCTGACCATACTATTAATTCAACTAATGCTATTAGTCCGGTTTATGGATTTTCTGAGGACCATATCTTAGACGGTAGTTTTGAAATTGAATATATTCCGATTACTGAACGGCAAGATGCAAAAGCCTTAGTGATGTGGAAACAGCAAAATGATAATGACTTGCCAATTATCAGAACATCGGAAGTAAAACAAAGCGGTGTAAGTGATCCCGTTATTATTCAATATGATTTGTCGCAATGGTGTTGCTCAGAATCCCACGCTGTTAAATATGGTGCATATCAAATTGCGAAGCGTAAATATATAACGCATACTCTCAGAATTTCGGTAAGGCCATCCACTTTTAATAGCACCCTTGCATTAGGCGATATTGTCAGAGTCAAGCTAAGAAGAGAAACTAACGCGGGTACTGTTGATTATCACGATTATTTATATGAAGTAGAGCGAATACAAAAAGCAACAACGGGGGTAATTGAACTTGACTTAATTCATTTCCCAGTCGATGCAAATAAAAAGTCTATTGTTGCTCAAGCAGTTGTAGCAGCCACCCCGGTCGGAACAGTTATCTCATCATCAAGAACTGACGTTACTTGTCATACAAATACAGGAACTTCAAATATTTCAGATGACGGTGTGACGTGGCCTTCTCTTGGTAGTACCGATTTTACTTTAGGAACTTTTACAGAAGATTTTGCTTTTGAGGATGATTTAGGAAATGCAACTGATCCTTTTGATAATGATTTTGTAACGGGTCTTACAGATGACCGGACAACTTCAGATAATTTAAAGGTAGGGGATACATTAAATGCAACTGGTGGAGCCTGTGCAAATGGTCGTATCTGTTGGTATCGCAGAAATAAACCTAATAGTCATACTCCTTCCCCTACATGGGGAGTTAAAACGTTGATTAGTTGTAGTGCTTCAAGTAATGGAACTGGCTCAATGGAATTAACAACGTCAGATATTGACTATTGGATTATTTCGGAAAGTTCGTGTCCTGATCCTTCTAGCGATGATGGGTTTGGAACCCCTACCCCAATTGGTGAAACAACAACAGCGATTGAACCTGATTATTCTAGTTATCAATGGGTTAGATGGGTTGGGACAAAAACAGCGCATACTGCGGCGGGTAAATACGCTGTTGGCATGTCAGGGGGTGTTCAAATATTTAATGATGTAGAGGGAGCAACAACAACAACTCAAATAACTTCTAATTGGGTTCAATTTAATAATTACGTTACGCTTGCAGGCGGTATAGGTTGCGGCGGTGGTTTGGGTGAAGGCGCTGTTTTAATACAGGGAGGGGCACAGATTATTTCGGGTAGTTATTTTGGACCAAACAATGACGGGGATGGCGGTATTTTATGGCCAGAGCTTGACGTTCCTTGGCGGGCAAATGTTAGAGCAACTGACCTTGGCAGTAATGCAGGTTTAAGAACTATCGGAGGTCTTGCGGTTGATGTTGTAGGTCTTGGATCGGGGTGTTCAGATGGTGATGAACCGATCTTGTATATAGGCGGTTCCACATGGGGTTCTTATGCGGCGATGGAGGGTCACTGGGAATTTACAAACGAAACCCACCCTCAAACCAATACAGTTCCAGCGGTGACGTGGAAAGGCAGAAACTCTAATAATGACGGTTTTGATCTTTCTTATCATGGAGATTACGGATTTTAAATAATATGGCCGCTAATTTTCCATCATTAACGCCAAGTAGCAGAATTTACACTCCCGGATCTGTTGCCTCTAGTAACCTTGGTCATTTGTCCGGGGAACAAACAGCAGTTAGACATTCAAGCGTTTCTTATGGGCATCGTTTAAGAATGACATTTGCAAGTGTTACGCGAGCGCAACAACAAAGCTTAGTTTCTCACTATGCATTTCATGGCTCCTTTGAGCCTTTTGATTTAGCTACAGAAACACTCGTAGCCACGAATTTAGCTTTCCCGACTGGTTATAAATGGAGATACGCAGAAAGCCCTGAAATAGAAGAAGCAGATGGGCAAATTAATATGTCTGTCAGTCTTGAATTATTGCCACCTTATACGATTTAAAAAAAATGAACGATTACCCCGATTCAAGGTATCCAAACTCGATAAGTTATAACGCGGGCGGTTTAAATGTTAGTGAATCAAGCACTTTATCAAGTGGTCCTGTTCGCTTTCGTCGTTCTAATGTTCTTACGGGTCATACAATAACTTTTAGATATTCAGATCTTACGCAAACAGAAGTAAGCGAATTTAGACAACATTATTTAGACGCAGCGGGAACACATAGTAAATTTAAAATTCCTACTACTGTTTTCGGTGGTGCAAACGTAACGCAAAGTACAAGTTTTTATCGATACGCCTCAACACCAAATGAAAACCAAAAAGGTGTTTTTCATGATATAGAAATTGAAGTTGTCGTATTAACAGGGGTCAACCTTACCTATGATTTAACTAGCGGTGGGGGTGCTGATGACACACCAACAACAGTTGATGATTCATTTTTTGCTAATGGGACAGCCCCTTTTTATTTGTTTTGCAAGGACGCGGCAGGACATCCAAGTTCTGATCTAGAATATCTGTTAAAAGGTGGCAACGCTAAAGGAGTATGAGCACAACAGTAAAGGTACAAATTCAACAACGAATCGATACTGCATCAGCATGGACAACGGCAAACCCAACGTTATTAGCTGGAGAAATTGGATGGGAAAGCGATACTAAAAAATATAAGATCGGGGATGGATCAACGGCTTGGGCTTCGCTGACGTATCCAGCAGCTCAAACAGGTGCGGAAATAAAGACTGCATATGAAGCCGAAGCAAATACTAATGCCTACACAGACGCAGAAAAATCTAAATTAGCGGCTATTGAAGCATCAGCGACCGCAGATCAAACAGCCGCTGAAATTGTTGCACTTGTAGCGGCCCAGACTATTGCACCCGCAGGCGTTACAATCGATGGTCCTTATAAACAAGTATCAGAAGCTGTTGGTGCTTTAGATATAGATTTAAGTACTGGTAACTATTTCACTAA